TAGGGTTCGACTCGACCACCGCATTTACGGGCTGTATAGGCGAGACGACGAACGAAGTTGCCAGCATCAACGCACACCAGGTCGCAAACATCAAGCACATGCCGGCGATCGGCAGGCACTTCTACGCCTGGCTGGAGATTTCCACGGCGACGGGCACCTGCACCTGGGTGGGCGACGACGGCGCGCTGCGCATCCAGAGCGGCATAACGGGCAGCTGGGATTGTTAGGGGGCAGCGATGAGAAGCAAACGGGATGCCGGGGACCTGGACCGTCAGTTGAAGAGTATGGGCATCCCCATTATGGGGGTGATCCTGTACGACGCGGCGCGCTCGCCGCGCGCCGAGGTGCAGTACGCGCCCGAGGCGAGCGCCGCGCAGAAGATCGCCGGCGACGCGGCGGCGGCTACCTACGACTGGGGCGGTCCGGCGGATGACTAACCGAGGAAGGGGCTGACATGGCTTTTCGTGCTTCCACGCAGATCAAGACGGACGCCCTCACCGAGGTCAAGCAGGGCGCGGTCCGCGCCAAGGCGCTGGCGACGCAGCTGCGCAACGCGATGGCGGCGGGCAACACGTCGGCGCAGACGATCTTGAACCTACTGTTGCAGGTCAAGACGCTGATCGACCGCTGGGGCGCGCTGGCCGCCACGCCGGGCCTCGCCGCCTACGCGCAGGACCAGGAGAACGATCCTGCCTACGACGTGGCGGCCGAGTTCACGGCCATGCGCAGCGCGCTCGTCGCGGTGCGCGACAGGATCATCAACGACCTCCCGACGGCCACGGCCCCAGCAGGGGCGGTAGGTCGCATCGCTGTCTACACCATCGACGCAACCGGCGCCTTGATCGCCGATGCGTTCACGCCCGCGCAGACGGTGAACCTGCGCGCGGACCTGGACGCCTTCATCGCGACGATCTCCTAAGATGTCGCAGTTCGGTCGTCCGGCTAGCGATATTTCAGTCGGCTTTTGGCTGCCGGTTCCATCGAGCCCATCGTCGCTTTGGGATAAATTGGATGAAATCTCCCCGAATGATTCCGACTACGCTGATTTGTTCTACAACTTTGAGCTGAATGACTTCGAGGTAAAGTTCAGCTCTGTAGTTGATCCAATATCGTCCTCCGGCCATATTTTGCGAATCAGGAGCCAGGATGCTAACGCTGTCTCTTTATCGGTTTGGCTCTACCAGGGGGCGACGCTCATCGCCGGTCTGTTCTCCACCACCGGGCAGAGTATTTGGGGCACCGATGCGTTTACGCTCAGTGGAGCACAAGCTGACTCGATTACGAATTACGCTGATTTGCGCGCGCGGGTGGAAGGCGGCGATCTCTCCAACACAGCCGCCGCCGATGTTTCGTGGATCGAGTTTGAGGTGCCGGACGTAGCGGTGCCGCTAGTACTGGGCAAGCCGAGGGCGCGGCTGGCACCGACGCAGAGGATGGGTTAGTGGCGCGCGCGGGTAGCTTCGATCCTGGCCTCGCGAAGAAGGGCGTCTTCGACGCGGCGTTGGACAAGGCGGGGATATTCGCCGAGGACTTCGTGCCGACGGCTGCGGGCAACGCCGTCGCGGTCGGAGTCGCGGCGCATTCCTACCTGCCTAGGGCGCCCCAGGTGCGGGCGCGCGTCCAGCCCGCGCAGGCGACCCACACCTACACCGGGCAGGCGCCTAAGCTCGTCGGGACGTTGAAACCAGCGCAGGCCACGCACAGCTACATCGGGCAGGTGCCGCAGGTGAAGGCGCAAGTGCGACCAGCGGCAATGACGCACGCCTACGTCGGGCAGGCGCCGAAGTTCGTCGGGGCGATCAAGCCGGCTGCGGCGGCGCACAGCTACGTCGGGCGCGCGCCTCAGGTGCGCGCGCAGGTCCGCCCCGCGCAGGCGACGCACTCGTATGTAGGCCGGGTGCCGCAGGCGCAGGCCAGGGTACAGCCGGCGCAGGTCACTCATTCCTACGCAGGCCAGGTGCCGCAGGCGCGGGCGCAGGTCCGCCCCGCGCAGGCGACGCACAGCTACGTCAGCCAGGTGCCGCAGGCGCAGGCGCAGGTCCGCTCCGCGCCGGCGCAGCACGCCTACGTCGGGCGCGCGCCTCAGGTGCGCGCGCGCGTCCAGCCGGGCGCGGTCGCGCACACCTACGCCGGGCGCGTGCCGAACATCGCGGCGGGCGGCGGCGTCGCGGCGCCTAGCGCGGCACACGCCTACGTTGCCCAGGTGCCTCAGGCGCGGGCGCAGGTGCGGCCGGCGGTGGCGACGCACGCCTACGTCGGGCGCCTGCCGCAGGCGCGGGCGCAGGTGCGGCCGGCGGTGGCGGCGCACACATACACGGTTCAAGTGCCTCAGGCGCAGGCGCAGGTCCGCTCCGCGCCGGCGCAGCACGCCTACGTCGGGCGCGCGCCTCAGGTGCGCGCGCGCGTCCAGCCGCCTATCGCGGTGCACACCTACGTCGGCAGGACCGCGCTGTTTATCACGGGGCCGAAGATCATCGAGGTCGATCGTTTGCTGTTGCTATTTGTCGGGAACCGTCACCTCGCGGCGCGGGCGGAGAACCGTCACCTCGCGGCGCGGGCGGAGAACCGTCACCTCGCGGCGCGGGCGGAGAACCGTCACTTGGCGCCAGATGTCGCCACCAATTACTTACCATAAGGGAGGGATGTGATGCCATCTTCGTTTATAAGGCTGCCGGGAGGATTTGATTCGATCTACGTGGATCCGGAGAGCGATCTCGACTATTCGATCGCCAGCTGGATCGAGGGCGTGCTGTTCAACGCCTCGCCGACCTGGGCGGTCGCGCCGAGTGGCCCGGTGCTGTACAACGGCAGTCTCAACGGCGCCCCAGTCACCATCGACGGTGTGACCTACGCTGCGAATGAGTTGGCTACCATTTGGATCAAGGGGCCGATGGTGGCTGGTATCGACTACGTCGTGACTGCGCACGCGACGTTCGCCGGTGGGCGCATCGACGACCGCAGCTTTACGATGAAGTGCAAGTCGAGGTAAGGAGGGTCTGGCATGCGGATCCACATCAAGTGCCTCGACGGCTGTAGCGCCAGCGCAGAGATCATCACGCCGGGCGGGGAGCGGCTGACCTCGATCAAGGCAATCGACATCTCGCTGCGGGCGGGCGAGCCGGTCGAGGCCAGCCTGCAGTTCCTCGTGCCGGGCGTGGACGCGGGCTGCGAGGCGACGGTCAGTGAAGCGCACCTGGTCGAGCTGGCAGCGGCGCACGGCTACGACCTGGTGCCGAGGGCGAGGTTCTGAGCCGTGCCCAGGCGCGTCGGCATGGTGGACGGCAAAGCCGTGGCGGCGCTGCTGCGCCAGCAGGTGGACCTGCTGCGCGTGGAGGCGGGCACGCGCGGCGAGGTGCTGCGCATGCTGAACGGGCTGCTGCGCGAGCTGATCGGCGAGCTGGCCGGCCACGACCTCACCGCGTTCAGCAAGGCGCGCACGCAGCAGCTGATCGTCGCGGCGCGGGGCGCCATCGACAGCGCTTACGGGCGCGTGAGCGACCGCGTGGACGCCGTGCTGGGCGGCGTGGCCGACGTGCAGGCAGCGCAGGCGGCCAAGCTGCTGGAGAGGATCCTGGCGGTGGTCGACGTGTCGGCCGGTCTGCCCAGTGCGACGTACCTGGAGCGCGCGGCGGGGAACACGCTGGTGCAGGGCGCGCCCTCGGCTGACTGGTGGGCGCGGCAGGCAGAGGACACCGCGCTGCGCTTCGCCGACGTGGTGCGGCACGGTATCGCGGCGGGGGACACCACCGAGGGCATCGCGGCGCGGGTGGCCGGGCGCCGCGGGTACCCAGGCATCATGGAGGTCGCGCGGCAGAATGCGCGTTCGCTGGTCCACACGTCCATCCAGGAGGTGGCCAACGAGGCGCGCAAGGAGACGTTCAGGCAGAACGACGACGTGGTGGAGGGCGTGCGGCAGGTGAGCACGCTGGACTCCAGCACGACGGAGATCTGCATCGCCTACGACGGGGCGGAGTTCGACCTGGACGGCGAGCCGATCAATGGCACTACGCTGCCGTACGAGGGCGGCACGCCTCGGCACTGGGGTTGCCGCAGCGTGGAGGTGCCGATCACGAAGACGTTCAAGGAGCTGGGCATCGATCTGCCAGAGCCGGAGGGCGGCACGCGGGCCAGCGCGGACGGGCCGGTGCCGGCCAGCATGACGTTCGAGGAATTCCTGGGGCAGCACACGGCCGCCGAGCAGGATGAGATGCTGGGTCAGGGGCGCGCGGAGCTGTGGCGGGAGGGTAAGATCACTCTGCAGCAGCTGCTGGACCAGCGGGGCAACCCGCTGACGGTGGAGGAGCTTCGGGAGAAGTACGGGTGAGCGCGCAATTTTTGGATGGGGGGTATGCGGCCTACGCGTTGCTGTGGGCCTACGGGGCGTGGGTCGCCGCGAATGTGGCGCTGTTCTTGCTGGGCGCGTGGCTGGTGCGGCCGGCGCACCCGCACTTCAACGGCTTCTGCGCGCGCGTGCCGCGCGCGTGGGCCGAGGCGCTGACGGGTGACGAGCTGCGCGCGGTGCTCGACCACGAGCGCGGGCATGCCAGGCTGGGGCACGTGTGGGTCAACTTGGCGACGTTGGCCTTGCTGTTCTGGCCGGCCGGCCCGCGGCGGCGCGCCCTGCAGGAGCTGGCGGCGGACGACTGCGTGCGCGACCCGGCGGCGCTGGCGTCGGCGTTGGTGAAGATGTCGGATCACCCTTTTGACTTGCTGCGCGCGGTGCGGTTGGGGCGGCGCGTGGCGGCGATAGCAGGGCCGGCAGGAAGCCGGCGACCCTGCGCTCGGGACGGGCGCGTAACACCACCTACGGGGTGAAGCACATGAAACTGATGACGATGGCAGCGGCGGTGAGGGCGGCGCTCGGCGCGCACGCGGCGCGGGCCGGGCTAGTGCTCGGCGTGCTGGCGCTGGTGATCGAAAAGGCCGATTACGAGAAGCTGGGTAAGGAGGTGCAGAAGCTGTACGAGGAGAAGGACGGCAAGTACCACCTCGACGTGGACGGCGTGGAGGACGTCAGCGGCCTTAAGTCGGCGCTGGTCAAGGAGCGCGACGCGGCCAAGGCGGCGGTGGCGGCGCTCAAGGAGCTGAAGGCGCAGTGGGAGGGCCTCGACCCGGTGGAGATTCGCAAGTTGATGGAGAAGCTTGGCGGCGACGAGGAGGCCACGCTGCTCAAGGCCGGCAAGCTTGACGAGGTGGTGGCCAAGAAGACGGAGAAGCAGCGCCAGGCGCACGAGAAGGCCATCCAGACGGCCGAGGCCAAGGTCAAGGCGGCGGAGGTGCGCGCGGCAAAGTTCTCGCAGCGCGTGCTGGACAACCACATCCGCGCGGCGGCGGGCAAGGCGGGCGTGCACGCCAACGCAGTGGACGACGCGCTGTTCCGCGCGCGGACCATCTTCGTGCTGAGCGAGGACGGCGAGGCGGTGCAGCTCGACAAGGACGGCCACACGGTATTCGGCAAGGACGGCAAGACGCCGTTTTCGCCGGGGGAGTGGCTGGAGGGCATGAAGGAGAGCGCGCCGCATTGGTACCCGGCCGGCGCGGGTGGTGGCGGCGCGGTGGGTGACAGGGGCGGCAAGGGCGGGCAGCGCACCATGAAACGGGCCGAGTTCGACGGATTAGACCCGGTTGCCAAGGCGCAGACTATCAAGGACAAGGTGCAGGTGGTCGACTGAGGTCTAGGTTCTAACTGGGTTACTGGGTGCGTCTGGACGTGGTATGCTCGCGGCCGCCAGCCTGGGAGAGGCGGCGGCCGCGCGAGGCGGCAGAGGCAGGGCGGCTCTTGGACGGGGTCGGCAGGGTACTAAGATTTTTTCGCATGGCCATGGGACCGCGGTGACCGCGGCAGCCTCCTGGCAGATCGTCCGGGATGGACGCGCAGCAAAGGGCGCAGCATCTCCGGTCAACGGTCTACAGGAGCTAACATGTCCAGCAATCAGGGGTACCTAGGCGCGCTGCTCGGCGCGCTCGTGGCGCCGGTCGCAACGTTGGCGGACGCCGTCCGCAGCGCGCGCGAGCAGGCCACGGTGTTTTTAGAGCGATTCATCACCGGCGCCGGCCTGGCGCTGCAGGTGAACACCATCACTAACCTGATCCCGATCCTCTACGCGGCGCTGGACACGGTGTCGCGCGAGCTGGTAGGGTTCATCCCGGCGGTGGCGCGGGACTCCAGCGCGGAGCGGGCCGCGCTCAACCAGACGATCAACATCTTCATCGCGCCAGCCGCGACGACCGGCGACGTGGCGCCGGGAACTACCGCGCCGGACGACGGCGACCAGGTGATCGGCAACACGACGATGACGATCACGAAGTCGAAGTACTCGCCGGTGCGCTGGAGCGGGGAGGAGCAGCTCTCTGTCTCGATGAATCCGGTGCGGCGCCAGGTGATCCAGGACCAGTTCACGCAGTCGATGCGTGCGCTGGTGAATCTGGTGGAGATCGACACGGCGGTCGCAGCCTACCAGGGCGCGTCGCGCGCCTTCGGCACGGCCGGTACGGCGCCGTTCGGCACCGCCGGCAGCTTGGTGGACTCGGCGGGCGTGTTGAAGATTCTGGACGACAACGGCGCGCCGCGTACCGGCAGGCAGCTGGTGCTGGGCACCACGGCGATGGCGAACATCCGGGGCGTGCAGAACGTGCTGTTCAAGGTGAACGAGGCGGGCACCGACGAACTGCTGCGGCAGGGCATCATCGGCCGTCTGCAGGGGTTCGACGTGCGCGACTCGGCGGCAGTGCCGACTCCGACGAAGGGCACCGGGGCGGGCTACCTCGTTAACAATGGCGCGGGCTACCCGGTCGGCGCCACGGCCATCATCGTGGATACCGGCGCTGGCACCATCCTGGCCGGCGACGTGGTGACG